ACCGAATCAGATTGTGCTGTAATCGAACTCTCTACCGTATTGGTTAAATCTGTAGTGGTTTTATTTAAATCTTCTCTAACAGAATATTTTAAGTCTGATATTAAACTTTGTGTTTCTGAAGCCAACATCACAATCCTTTCGTTGATTCCATCTACTTGTGCAGACATATCAATTATATCTTGTTTAGTTGGTACTTTATTTAAAACTTTAATTTTAAGTTGTTCTAATTGACTCTCAATCTTTTTAGTACTAACATCCTCTAACTTACTTTCAAGTATATCTAATTCATTTTCTACATTACCATATATACTATCTAACATATTTACTGAACCATAGTATACTCCACCTAACCATCCAGTAGTACCAACTATGGTACTAACTATGGTTGTTAATATTATTTGTTTTGCATTCATTTCCTTATCACTCCATCCTATTATATTATGTTCTTTTTTGTAATCTTCATGTGTTAACCACATACCTAAAAACCACACAACTGCTGCTAATGGCATTGTATATATTACCACCCATATCCAGGTGTTAGGATCATTGTACATAATATTTTATCCTAATATAATATTCATTCTTTATACATCAAACCTAACTACAAAAGATGTATCGTATTGATTATCAAGTTTGATTGGTTTGCTAAGTTTTGCATGTGCTAATAACCTATCTTGTTCATCATATAATCCCACTTGTGTAACATATGGTCTGAACTCTGAATGTGTAACAAAGCTTTCGAAATATTCTGTAGCTTTATATTCTGATTTATAATCTCCTATACCACTATTGAATCCGTGCCATTCTTTAAGAGAAATATTATCCCATATTACACCATCATTTAGTGCATTTTTTTCCATAGTCAAAATTATATGATGTGTTTCTTTTGTTGCAGTGAATGCTACTTTAAAATCTGATTCTGTTTGAATTCCACCACTCATTCCAACATCAGTACCTGCAAAATATCCACTTTCTTCAACAACCACATTACCTTGTGCACCATTTGCTAATATCACTGGTTGAAATCTTCCAGTTAATAAATATTCTTTTCCAATCTTTGTAGATACTTCCTGTGATACTCTTGCCTGACTTGATGGATATGCACCTGCACTTGCAGTTAAATGTAGTCCTCCTGTAGAACCTGTATTTAATGTGGCCGTTCCATCAGTAACCCAAGCACCCAACGCTGTTGTACCATTACCTGCTATAACTTGTGTAAAGTCTCCATTAGTAATTAACTCACCCTTCGGGCCCGAACCAGGAGGTAACATCATATATGGTGAAGAACCGAATCTTGGTTTAACTCTATCATCTTCATCAAGTATAGGTGTACCATCTACCGTAGTAAATACGGGTTCAGGTCCTGATGTTATTGATATACTACCACTTCTATTTTTTGTAACACTAATATTCATAGAATTATTAAATTCGTACTGTCCTGCTGTACATATATACTCATATTCATAATGTTTTTGAGTTGCCTGAAAATCTAAAGTATAAGATGTACCAAAACCTACGTCACCATATGAACCTGTATCGGTAATTACAAAAATTCCGTGTTCATAAAATACATTACCGATTTGAGAACCACTTCCATTTGCATCTATTCCTTGAGCTCTATCATATGAACTTGATTTATATGCCGCATAACTACCAGAATGATTTCCAAAATCATATAAGTTACCATCCGTATCATCTCGAATATCCCAAGTTTGTCCTCGGGAAGTATCTGATAATTTAAGAGAACCTGGTTTTATTCTTTCACCAATTAAATTTCTTGGAATACTAAATACATTAGCATTATCAAACCATTCAGTCTTTATATTTTTCTTGGTTTGAAATCTATTATGTATATCGTTATAATATAATTTTCCAATAACATGATAAGTTGGTAAGGAATAGTAACTACTTGTAACAGAACCAGATATAATGTGTGTGATTGTATCTGAGGCACTGACATAATTGTGAGCTGAACTACTAATAGCTCGAGCAACAAAATTACCAAAACTACCACTCGTGGTATTATTCACGGTGAAGTTTTTATTAGTTGTAAAAGACCTTTTAGATATATGTTGGGGGTCTATTATTTTGAACATTAGAATCCCCTTTAGAAATCAAGCTTTACCTTAATTACAGCTTCCCTGGAAAAGGATTTGAGAACAGGTTTACTTAATTTAGCAACTGCTAACAATTCACTATCTGAATTATACAATCCAACTTGTGTCATATAAGTTTTTGGATTACCTTCGAAAGTAGTTTGTGTAAATACTCCTTCAGTATCTCCAGACTTCGTTGCAAATGTTGGATTATTACTAAAATTAAATTCCTTATTGGTTGCTCTACAGAAGTACATTGTTGAAGTAACTTCTTCTTCTCTACGGGCTGCAAAATAAGAACCTGTTGCGATTGCCTTGAACCATTGGGCGTTAGTGTTATCAAATGTATTTGAACTTCGTGTAGTGGTAATAGAAGAAGTACCTCTCAAATGTGTCGCATCTAAAACTATAATCCCCAAATCAGGATAAAAATTACCAAGTGAACCACCAGCTGCTGCAGTTCTAAATGTATCTGCAGTTCCACTTGCTATTGAACCACTAACAATATTGAATACACGACCCGCTTCATTTACGGTTGGTGTTGTAGTTGCTCCACTATCATCAATAAATTTCATATCCTTACCGCCAGCTTGAGCAGCTATTCGTAATTCCCAATTACCTGGATCCATTTTTTCTCTCATACGAGCTCTATTCATAACAACAAAAAAGATATCTTCTGATGCTGATACAAAGCCAGTAAATTGAAATTTTGATGTGGCTGGTGGTAACAAAACATTTGCAAATTGTCTATACATTCCAGCGGTTTCTCTATTACCAGCCACCGTTTTAGTTGTATTTCCTAAAGAACCACTTCCACCATAATTTGCATATCCACATGCAAACTGTACTTCTCGTGTTGAGTCGGTTTGTGCTTTATCATAAACATTCAAAAAAGAAGCTGAACTTGCACCTTGCGTGGACGCGGTGTAAAATGCAGTAAGACTTCCTGCCCCACTGCTAAATATACCACTCGATACTACAGTTCTATCTTGAACTACATCAGTATCTATTGTAAAATTTTTATATGCATCTGCCATTGTTTAATTCCTTATATTAAAAGTTAGGATCTGCTAAAGTTGTCAAAGTTATAGATTTTGTTACACCCGTTTGATCACCAATCACAGTCAATCTTGCCGATTTACTTACACGTAATGATTTAGTTTGTAACCGAATTTCCGATGCCGCTACAACAACTGCTGTTCTCTCATCGTCTTGTTTTGATTGTGCGGCCGATGTAAGACTGGCCAGACCGTTCACAACAGGTATAATATAAGCCACATCAGTATCATTAAGTTCAAAGGTAAAAGTTGTATCTCCCGAATTAGTACTTTGTGCCACAATTGGAACTTCTGGCCCACCATAAGTTAACTCTGTATTTTGTACAGATAAATTTAAAATTGGCATCCTTGTTGTATTTTTATTCAAAGTTATTAATTTATATCTCATTACTTGATTTTGATCTGTAAATGCCTCTAAAATTGGCATATTCTCAATAACTGCTCCATAATAATTTGAGCCATTAGGATGTGCCGTATCCCACAACTTATAGTCAATTTCATCATCTGCTAATGAAAATTTTGCTACCTTAAAACTACCATCTCCTCTTGCTAACAATTCTCGACCCTTTTTAGTCAAAATAGCATCTACGGTAATACTTGTATTATCTAAAAATCCCATATTTTATCTCCTTTGAATGGAAGTGAGAATAATGATTAATATCCTCTTACATAAATATATACTTCCTTAATTTTTATCGTTATTAATTTCTAACTATTCACCTGACTTTTCCTGAAATCCTGTATCTCGTGGATTCAACTTAGAATCATCAACCAAACGAGATTCTCCAGGTTCTTTTGAAACCAATCTTGTTGGATTTGTTATTGTCATCTCTACTGCGGGATAATTAGGATCTTGAGGATCGGAACCGTGATTCGTCCCTTTATAAAATGCCCTAAATAATGTTGAATCATATGCCATTGACTGAAACTCAGATGGTACTAATGAATGACTATAATGTCCCATAAAAAGACCATTTGATACGAAAACATGAGGGGCCGTAAGAGAAGTAACCGTAATAGAACCACTCATTGCACCAATATGCACTGGACGTATACCGACAGTTGGATGACGACTTGCTGATGCATCACTATGAAAGAAATATCTATATTCAAAATTGTGCTCAGAGAGTGTTGAACCCGTTATAGTGGGATTCAATACTTCCTCGAAATTAACATCCCCCTTGGTTATTGAAGCAGTAAGATAACTGAGTCCCCACTCATTGCTTTGAGAGACTGAATTTCCATGTAATCTATATCGAGAAGGCATTGCAAGTACTCCAATAGAACCCGATTCTGGAATCCAATAAGATATATTAGATTCTCCCTCATAATAAGGAAAGTCTCCACCTACCGTTACTATACTTTCAGCTGAAGAGGTGGATACAAATGGTGCAGTACCTGTACCGACTCGAATACCAGGATCAAATTCTCCCGCGTTCTCATAGTATAAACTTTCAAAATTAGGTACATTCCCAAGTACCTCTTTACTACGATTTAATATATTAGGTTCAACTAAAACACCAAGTGTAGATTTTACTCTTGCAGGTAAAAGTGTTTTAATTTGTTTAAAAATACCACTATCGTAATATTTTAATATTCTTAAATAATCCCAAAAGTTATTTGACTTTGAATATTTTTTCCAATATGCATTTTGTATTTCTTTTAAACCACGATAATCGTGTTCAAATTGATCTCTTGGATCTCCAATATAATCATCATAATTTATATCGGCTAAACTATAAATAATATCTTTATCTACAACATCAGTAGGTGAAAAATACACACCAAGTTTATTCGAATCTGCAGGTGCAAAATCAAATGATGATTTTTGTAAAGTTGTTTGTGGTGATAATGATCCTGTAAGATAACTACTTTCTATTCGTATTTTATTAGAACTTCTTCTTGAGGCTCCTATATCAGGAATCTTCATTTCTTCTATTTCACTAATACTACGATAGAAATTGTCCGTGAATGAATTTTGAGAACCCGTTCTTGCAGAATATGTTGTGTTATCTACACTATTACTTACAAAGTTAACTCCTGCAGAACCACTCAAGTCTACATTCTCATCAAAAGTAAGTCTATAAACTAAATTATCTGCGTGTGATGATGTAGTATTACCATTATATGCCTTTGGTGTTTTAACGTGATTATCAAATTTACTTTCAGAAAGAGGTTCAGTCCATAATCTATATTCCATTAACGAACCAGACAAATTATTACCATCAAATGCACTTCCACTACCACCAATATACACTGCTGCACTTGAAGTAAATGCTCCATTTAAATCTACAGAGCTTGTTGAGAAACTGGAACTTGTTTGATAATTTATTTTAAACCTCGTGGCATCATATTGTTTAGTAGTCAATTCATATGTTATATTTTGTGAGACATTATCATTTGATAAATCCACTCCACTTGCACTTCTTCTGGTTAACATCACACTCCACATCTCATCATTATAGAATTGTTGTGTTGAAGATGTAATAAAAAACTTATCACTTGAACCTGTTAGTTGAAATTTTAATTTTCCTTTATTTGTAGTACCACCATCTAATAATGATATTGCCCAATCATTACCTTTTTGTACTATAGTTTGATTCTGTCTCTTTGGTGTTCTAAATCTAAACTCAACTGTTTCGGGATAACGTCCACTTGAATTATCAGTAGTCCACAAGTGTTCTACATACTGACTACTTTTAAAATCTAATGCATATGTAAACTTTCTTTGTAAATCATAAGTAATTCTATTATCATAATCAGGCCCACCATATTCTCTAACTCTAAGTATAGAACTTGGAATACCATAACAATTCAATAAACCTTTTAATGCTCTTGTAGTTCCTTTAGTTCTTTGAAAATAAGGTAAATTGGCCAGTATTCGTTTCCATATTTCTTCCGTTACTTCTTCTTGAGCCTTTTCAAATTTTTGTGAAGCATCATCTATATCTTTACCTAACAAATATTCTGATAAATTTAATAAATCGTTTCCATTAACTACTTCCAATCCAGATGCTCGTGCCACGTGTTTTACAATATCTTTTGAGATCCCTTCAGAAAGCTTACTTTGTCTATCATTCATATCTGTAAAGTGTTTTAAATAAACCCAAGTCTCATCAAATTGTTGACCAATCATATCCATAAATTCTAAAAATGTTTTACTTTCATCATCATACTGTACGTGTCCTGGTAAATTATTCACTAATCTACTATCATTCTGAGTATCATACAAAGATGCACTTTCAATCATAGTATTATACCAAGTAACCGCTATAGAACCAGTTGAAGGTACTAAAGTATATGGACTTGAACTATTTTCTTTAGGCCAACTTGTATCGTGAAATTGTCCTGCTGAACTTGATACATAAGAAGATGATTCATTATAAAGGAAATCTTCATAGTGGTCAAAACTATTTTTCACCTGATCAACTTTAGTTCCATAGTAAGATTGTTTATCACTTGAACTTGAAACAACAGTATATAAACTTTGACTTATAGTATACTCCTCAATAAGTCCTAATTTATATTTAAAGTTTTTCAATCGTTCTTCAGCTGAACTAAAATTTACAAAACTACTAAAACCATTATCGTTATATTCTTCTAAACCAGTTATTCTTTTTTGAAAATCAATATTTACCTTTACATCTAATAAACTACCAGAAACTAATTTATCTTCAAGCTCTTGTATAACCGTAGTATTACTTCCAACTAAAGTATCAAATGAATTAAAATTAGTTCCTCTAAATTCTATTTGAGAATCTTCTGACCCCATATTAGGAAGTCTTAAAAATGTAGAGTTATTAAGTTCAACGTCTTCGACAAATGGAATAATTTTAATATTTTCTTCAACTGGCTCTAAAACTTCAGCTACAAAATAACCCTTAGCAGCTTCTTCAATAGTGTCTGATAATGGGGTGTAAAGTTTTATAGAAATAAATCCAGTTGGATCTTTAAATTCATTGGTGATTAAATATGCTTCAGTTCCAACAACTAAGTATGTATTTAAATCATTAACTTTATTCTCGGAATATGAAATAGATCCTTTTGGAAATCTGAATTCTGGTTTAAATGAAGACACTACGGTTGGGTAAGTTATTCCTTTTATCACATGCTGTTCACCCATCGTTTCCAATTGAGTTCTTCTTGATTCCCAATCGTAATTAACTGAAATTTGATCTTTAGAATGTACCTTTATTATTGTTCCAACATAATCTTTATTCACAATCCTTGTAGCCCAAGTATCTTTAGTTTGAGTTGTGGTAGGTCCTGATTGTTGAACCCAACCATGTATATCATAATCCACACCGTTAATCGTTTGGACATGCAAAAAATTCCAAATATATACCGATCCATCCCGATCTGTATATGGGTCATCTGGTTGGCCTGAATATCCTGGATTTGAGGTCTGTCCTTCCACTTCTGGATCGAATGCATCATCATATTCTTCTCCTTCACCTAAGAGCGGATCGTATCCCTCAGGAACTACAGCTTCTTTAACTTTATAAACATCAGATATAACTAATCTACCACCTTTCATTGAAGTATTAAAACCAGGATCACCGTCTTCCAGTTTTAAGGTTACGACATTGGCTTCTGACTGAACAGTTGATTTATGAAATTCATAACCCGCATTTGTATGGGGTTTATGTACATATAACTTTTCACCATTTACTGAATTTAAATCACTAACGTATGTAAAATCTTGTATGTTGGGGTTTAGTCTTATTTCAATTTCAGTTCTATCTTTTGAAATTTTTGAAAGAAAATATTGGTTGGACTCAGGATCACCTGCAAGTGGTCTATAAAAATAATAACGTACACTAAACTCACCTTCTTCATAACCAAAATCTCTCAAGTTTTGGCCCACATCTATGAGGACTTTACCAGTGGTTTCTGTTGGGGGGAAAGCTGAGGCGGTTACAACATTAATAGATAATAACTTATCTTCTTCTTCCGCAGCATCACCATAAACATAAACATATGCATAATCAGAGTGCTGTCCAAAATTACTTTCGGCCTTCTGTGGAGACAGTAATATTCCTCTATCTCCTGCTGATAATCCATTTCGTATTGGCATTTTAGTCTCCGCCTTGAGCGGCCTTTATTAACTCTTCGTATATTTTTATTTTTTCTTTTAATACAACTTCTAAATTAATTACAGAAGCTTCTGGGGATACTGGATCTGTTGGTTTAAATTCATTAAACAATCTTTTCTCCTTTAGTACAGATACTAAGTAAGATTGTATTACTTTAGATTTTTTATTAGATACACTTACTAATTGCCAATATTCTTCTGTTGAATTATTTTCAATATCAGAATAACTAAGTAACAATCCATCATCGTTTCTTAATAAATTCTCTGAGGTTATTTCTGAACCAGTAACCTGTGCTGCTTCGAATGCATGTAAAAGTTGTCTCTCTCTTTCTCTATCATCTGCAGTTAACATACTACCATATGAATCGGATAATAATGATGCACTCAAATAATTAGTAGCCATTACGACCTCACAACTTTGAATTCATATCCATCATCATATATCAGTTTTTGTTGATCACTACCACTACCACTTATAACCTGAATTAAAAATCTATAATGTCTTTCTGGTTGGAATCCATCAAACCAAACATTAAAATAATTACCCGAACCATCACAACTAACAAGTGAACCTGTACTAAATGGTATTATTGTTTCGTTAGTATGTGCGTCCTTTACAGAATAATAAGTACCTTGTCCCATCGCACCACTTCCACTTGGTAAATGTTTAACAGAAAGTGCAGCTGGTGTAGATGAAAATCCTCTTTCAGGATATAATTCACGACCAACAAATCTAATTCTTGCCTTAGACTTCTCTCTATAATCAGGTCTTAAATTTTTAAAATAAACTGTTAATTGATCTATCTCAGATGATGAAACTGGTGCCATCCAAGTTGACCCAGTTGAAAAACTTGAATCATCCCACTCTACTTCTAATTTTGGTGAGTAGATTGTATTGGTTTCTCTTGAGAAAAATTTTAATTGTCCATAATGTGATGTATCATATTCTGCAGAACCACTTGATGTGGAAGGATCAAATATAGTATGAGCACTTTCACTCGTAGGTAAATTTTGTCGTTTAACAATAAACCCATTGTTAGGATATGCAGAACTTGAGTAAATATGACTTTTTACTAAACCAGATATATCCATTCTTATATCTTGAGTCTCATATGTTAAATTTTGTGAACCACTAACATTATATTCAGCTGCAGTTCCACCTATACTTCCTGTGAACCAAGTACCACCTTGAGTATCACTCCCACTTACCCATTGTGTTTTTGTAGTTGTATTATCACTATACTTCCAACTTGCCCCATCTTCTCCTGCAGGATCCTTACTATAAAATCCAGTTCCCCCAGTCCAACTTTGACTAACAATATAAGTATATAAAGTTTGTTCTACTGCTAATTCACTTGAAGCTGCATCATATAGATTTAAATAATATTTTGCAGTACTTGGTATAATACTATCTTGAATAGATTGAGAAATATAATCATAACTAAACTTAATTAAAATTCTCGATACATCAATTTGAGTACCACTATCGTTTACATCTTTTCGTACTTCTAATATCTCATCAAGACCAGTATTCGTTGAGGAACTTGGTGTTGCTTGATATAGTGTAGTATCTACAGTTGGGTATTCAAAATAAAACATTAAATATCTCCTACTACTCTACCCTGTATATCTGAATTCGGAGTTTTAACTTCAAAAATACTTGGGTCTAATGATGGATAAATAACTCCATCTTTGGTTGCTGAATTTATATCGTAAACATAACCAGAATATCCCTCTGAATATCTCCATTTATTTTCAATAAGTATCATAGACTTTTGAGGATTATTTTCTGTAGGTGGAACAATACTTGCTACACCATCCACTAAAGAAATTTTATATGCTATATCGCTTGTAACTATAGGTTGGTTAAATTGCCATTTATCAATATCAAAATGTTTCTTCACCTCTTCTACACAATTAAACAATACTTCATTTTTATTAAAACCTCTTTGAGTAATAATTGCAAATTTAACTCCAATGTTAATCATATATCCATCACGAATGTTTATAGCATCTGTCATCATTCTATATTGTGATAAATAAAGTTTTACATTTTCTTTTACCGCTGTATTTAATCTTACTAAATTTTTATTTCTATCATATCCTAACATATACAAATTCATTGCCAATGGATTAGGTATCTTACTTACTTGGTTTGATGTCGATTCTCCATCCGTAGAAATGACTTGTTTATTAGAAAGAGACTCATCTTGAACTATATACGCCTTAGATATATTCCCAAACTTTTGTGGTAAAGAATAAACTCTTGTGATATAATCTTCCTTTGTTACTGCTCGATTTTGAGTATTAAAATATGCTAATGCATTTTCTTTAATATCTTGATCTGATTCGCCATCAGATCCACCAGAAGCAGGATTTACATTAGTAACCGATAAACTTTTTTTCATATCAGTTACTTCAGAAGTAGTTAAACCAGTTTCGTTAAGTGTCCAAGATATATTTCGTTTTGCATTTATCTCACCACTCAAAACATTCTCTTCCATCGAACCACCAAAAGTATAAACTACAGTTAAAGTTGTATTGCTTGGGGATAAACCAAAAGTACGAGTTTTCAAAAAATTACTCGGGTCATATGAAGTATCAAGTTTAGATAACCCCGTTGCCAAGGATGAACCAACATTATCTGGATTAGGAATTATTTCCTCATCAGGATTATCCGAAACACCTGCTCCAAATCTTAATTCAGTTTTACCATCTGGTCTAATATAAATTGTAAATCTTCGAGAAGTCTTTATTAATTTTAATAAATAAGGAGAGTCATTTGAATAAGATGATAATTCTGGATCATTATCTGAAGTGTTGGCAACTGATTCAAATATAGTATCTTGTGCCAAAAAAGGAACTTCATACCATTTATATCCATCCGAATCAGTTATCGATATAATCTCCACAACTCGACTATTACTTAAAATGGCCTTTTGGAATTTTTTAACTCCACCAAAAGTAAATTCTTCAGAATATCTTTTACCAGATTCCACATGACCTGTTTTTGTAAGGGTATAATATGTTGGAATGTTTCCAGAGAACTTTGATATTTCAACATCCATTCTATCAAGAGAAGAAGATACTGCAAAATTAATATCATCCATCACTCTAAATTCAGTACCATTTGAAGCTGCCACTAAACTATTACCAACCAGTATTGGTGCGTAATCTAAATCAGGACTATACTTAATATCATCCGAAGTAGTTGCTGGAACTGTAACTGTAAATTCACAAATTGCGGTTGATGGGTGTGAAACTTTTGGCCTGTATCCAAGTGATTGTGCAATCTTATAAATATTTTTCTTTTCCTCTGCTGCATGTAACAACGATTCCCTAAATTGATTATCAACATAATATGAAAGTACATCTCCCACATATGCCGCCATCTCGATAAACATCATTCCTGGACTTGTTTCGTTAAAATCATTATATGTATTTGGAAAGTATGATTTAGCAAATTCAATTAGATTTTGTCGTATTGAAGTAAAATCTCTACCAAGATATCTCACTTCTTTTGAAACTGATTTTTTATTTATTCCGTAATCTGGCATTTTATATTCCTACATTAAAATTAAATGTTATAGCGTCTAAAGAATCCCCATCTTCTACATCTAACGTATATTCAATTGACAATAATATTTTATTAGTATCTTGTTCATCAAATGAAACAAGTACATTTTGAACTGTTACATACGATAACCAAGTTGCCATAGCATCTCTAACTGACTCTTCAATAGCAACCCCAGTAGACTCTGAAATAGGTTCAAATATAATCCTATTTACATTACATCCAAATTCAGGTTGGCCTACTCGCTCACCCTTGGCCGTCAATATAAGATTTTTCACATTACTGTACACCTGTTCTTTAATCGTTTGAGATTGCTGAAAATGACCAGTGATACCAGTTTTTAATGGAAGTTTGACTCCTACAAAAACATCTTTATTCTCATTTATTTCTCTTACGGATGCCATTTATTATTTACCTTTAAACTTATCGTGTTTCATTAAATCACTATAATCTCTTGTAAGTGCTTTCAGTACACCATCAGGAATCTGATCGGAAGTTACACCTGCATCTTTCATAGTTTGTACTGCTCCAACTTCTCTTTGAACTTCTTTATTATCTGCACCATATCCCAACAATTCTGTCATTCTTGATGTGTCAAATACTCCATCACCTAAGTCTGGATATTCATCATATTCACCTGTACCATTACCTTTTGTCATCCCAACGGTTTCATTTAAAACTTTATTTAAAGTCTTATTAGATGTATAATTTACTTCCTTCTTAACTGGTCTTTTTCTAACAATACGTTTAGATTTTTTTGAAGATACCGCTGAAGTGCGTTGTTCTCTAATAAGTATCTCGTTCACTTGTTTTTTTACTTCTCGTTTAACTACTTCTCGTATTATTTTTACAAGATCATTTTTAGTCATAATAACTCCTATTATTACTTTGTTTTTACTATCTTACTTAAATATGGGCCGACTGCTATCACCTGAACCATCTCAGAATTTAATTTTTGTAATTCAACATTTTGTTTTACTAATTTAGCTGCTCCTGGTGCATCTCCAGCTGCAGTTTTAGCTGTAGCCGTTGCCGTATTAACTCCAATAAGTACAGTATTCTTTTGAATTTCTGCCTTTAAAAGTATATCAAGTACTTTTTTTAATTCTTCACCAAGTACTCCTGGTTCTGTTGCATCTTCCCCACCAAATTTTATATTACCATTATCAGGTGATTCTATTACCGTTTCACCACGTGCCCCAATAGAAATGTTACCACTACTTAATATTCCTATGTTCCCATTATTTTTTGTATTCAATATAATTTGATTACTATTCATAAATATTTCGGACATTGAATATTTATCAAAATTATCTACTTGTGGTGTAAATGCTTTAGGAATATTTTGTTTAGTCATACTCCCAATAGTTAACGTGGAGCTCTGGTCTTTTGAGAATTCTTCTTTAGCTGGTTTTACACTACTACCTTTATAAAGAGTTTCCCTTTTTAAACCTGTATGTAAAGTTATTTTAGAACCATCAAAGCCTCGTTCATTCATTTCCCTATCACTACCCAATCGTATACTATTACCAAACCTTCCCTCGATAATTACATCACCCTCTTCTGCCATTAATCTTGGATAAGATTTTGGTTCGTGATAATATCCAGTTTTATGTTCATCCTCAACAGAATTTACAACTTGTTTATGATCCCACTCATCTGAAAGATGGTTTTCAAACATACTTTTTTTATCATGTCCTAATATACTAATACCTGGTTTTAAATTTTGAGAAGGACTTCCACTAAAATTAAAAGGACTAAAATAAAATCTATTTCCAGTTTTCAGTTTTGTTAATTGTGCAACATAAACAAGTTCACCCACAATAGGATAAGTCATAAGATTAGGATTTAATGGTTTACAATCTTTTAAAAAGTCTACTGGTTTCCCTTTCTCACTTGTTGTATATCTAGCAAGAATCCCACCATAATATGCATAATTTGGGGCGTCATTAGATTTTTTAGGAAATGAAGATTTAGTTTCATCTAAATGTACTTCTACAACTTCTGCCATTTCTAATTCATAAAATCTAAATTCTGTTTGTATTTGTTTTAAATAATCATTGAGTTGTGCTGCAGTAAAAATTATCCTCTGTTTTGGCTGAATTCCTGCATCAATTCGCTCTACATATGCCATTTAATTTTCTTTCGATTGTGTAATATTATCTGTAATACCCTGTGTTCCTTTTGCTACTACCTCTATATCTTTTAATAACTGTTCTTTTTCTATATCGCTTAAACCAAACTCTTCTGTAGAATCTCCCCTATGTGCTGTTGCAACGCGTTGTACTACAGTTGCCAACTTAACAAGTTGTTCATCATTCTTTACATTGATTTCCAAATACTCTTTCAACATTGGAATTATTTGCACAGCGGTATCACCATCTTTGATGAAACCAACTACTTCTTTCATCAATACTTCTAATTGTTCTTTGTTTCGTTTGGAATTATCGTAAATGTCTTTGAATACATCTGAGAGGGTTTTGCCCTCGAATACTTCAAAATCTATTGCCATAAGATTACCTATATTATTACATTAATAAATATCGGTTTAGGAAAAAATACTTATATATAAATATATACTAAAATTGTTTATAAAATATATACAATAGTTATTATTGTCGGAAGTTAACCGACATATGACAATAACTAACGGGAGAAAGACCAATGAAGGAAGTCATAACACTCGTCAAAGGTTGGGTAGATGACATAGCTCACTTACTCATTTCCTTTGTAGCCATTGGTGCTGTTTCTGAAGTAATCTTTGGAAGTGGTATCTTTGGAGTAAATGTTATCGGTAACCTGACATCTATCATAAACAAGTTCGGCGATTCTGGGTTCGCGGGACTCGTCGCATTGTTGGTGTTGGTGGGTTTATTCCGTAAGTAGTACTAATCGGAAAAATAATTAGGGGAACGAAAGTTCCCCTTTTTATTGCGTAATTGTGATGATAGTGAGACTGAATCTCATTATCATTACTTATAAATTATAAAAAACTGCCAGTAAATTTAGTATCTACTGAACCACTATATTCAAAATTATGTTTTAGAATTTTGTGATGTTTTTTCATCACATTGATTACACGAGTAATATGTTGTGTATTAGAATCTGTCATCTCTCTAATTAAAATATACAATGCCTTTTTATTAAAGTTATCAATTCTATCTTTCATATCAATCAACTCAATAACAGCATTAGCTACATCTAAATCTTTCTTTCGTTTGAAAACTGTCGTAAGATTATTTTTCCAATATTCTGCAAGAATCATAATATACTCAACATTCATTTCTTTTCGGTCTTTAGTTCTCATTTCAGTCGTAGGATTTCTTTTATAATCCGTAACTGAATAATCATCATGCTGTTTCATTCTCTTATAATTGTTATTATTATGTAGAATCAAATAATTTTTAGCAACAATACTGAAGTATGAGAAGGCCTTACCCTTACCCTCAGTAAACTTATGCATGTTCATATAGAGGAAGCTAACCACCTCATGCTTCACATCCTCACTTGGAACATCAAAGTAATAAAACTTAAATGTATGGATGATATTTTCAGCAAGCTTTTCAAAAGCATACATAATATGTTCATTATAAATTCGTTCTCTCATATGAGGACGAGTTTCTTTATTATGACGAACTATGGCATTTTCTGTACCTTGCGTGAAATAAAGTTTCTTCTTTGATTTTGGTCGTGGCATTTATATTTCCTTTTCAGTTATTTTAGTTAAATCGTCAACTGCACCTTTTATCGCTTTAAATACAGTTCCAATCTCATCATCGGATTCAAACTTACCCTCCGAATCTAATTCTTCAAGAACCTGTTGTGTCTGTATTATTCTTGCAGAATAATTCTCTATCCAATCTTCTAACCTTTCAACTTTGTTAACTTGATTCCAAGTTGTATATCCAAGTGTTGTTGTTAATATTAATATGATTCCAAATAGTATTTCTAAAACCATTGTCTACTCCTTTGTATTTGTTCTAATCGATTCATACATATACCATAAACTTCTGGATCTATTTCTGAACCTAAATAATTTCTTTCTGTTTCTAAACAGGCTACGGCAGTAGTTCCAATACCAATAAATGGATCAAAAACCGTATCACCCTTCTCTGTATAATTTTCTATACAACGAACTACTATATCTTTAGAAAAATTGTAATCGTACCCCTTATATGATTGATGTGGATCAAACCAAATATCATATTTAAATTGTTTACTATTTTTAGATTTAAAGTTCTCTTTACCATAACACAAAACAAATGCGTAATTATACCGATACATATTTATTTCTCTTGACTTTTCCCAAATCTTTTCATTCAATAAATCGTAACCCAAATCTTTCATTATTGAAGTTATATATTCGTGCTTGGGAATAGTTCTTCTATTGTATCTACGATTACTAACCACAATTGTTACTACATTTTTATTTGGATTCAATTTAGAATAAATGTTTTTCATCCATCCAAAATATTTCTCATCATCCTCTATAGGTGTCATTCCTAATTCATCATAATCTGGAGGTGAGAAAAAAACATAATCATAATTTAATTCTCTGTTAGTAATTGTATCTAAACAATCCTCATTGAAAATTTTATTTATCACCAAACAACTCATCAAATAAATCTTTGGCAGTATCCCCGGCAGTAGCAGTTTTTCCAATATTTGTTAATTTACTTTTAACTTCTTTTTGTACTGCATCTTTTATATTGGTAACAGCCTTCTGAACATTCTTTTTGGATTTTGTTTCTCCATATTTCCATTCAGTATATTCTGCTCGAGTTGCCATATGGTCTGCCCAATGAATCAAATATGGTAAACTTGTTTTGAAACTATTTTCTGGTTTGAATGTTTTCAAGTATTGTATATTTGCTTCATCATACATACCATCACTAACTTTAATTGATAACCATTCTAATTGAGAAATCTTTATATCAAAATGTTGTAATAGATACAATGCCCTATCCGTAACACTCATATATTGCATTTCAGAATTTTGGGTGAAATGCTCATTTAGTTTCTTACGTCTCCAATCATCTTCCTGTGGAATATAATATTCATATTCCGTATCACCAACCTTACCTAAGTCATGATGTAATGCACAAAATACAAGTTCTTCTTCTGTGAAATCAAGTACTGCTCCAATCTCCACATATACCTTCATTAGTTTTTTTGCCGCATCTGTAACGTGTAGAACGTGATCTATATAACCACCAACATAACAATTATGATAATTTGGTTTACCACTTGCGGGTGCAACTGCCATTCTATCTTCAAAAAATTTATACATCTTTAAAAGATTTTCTTTTCGTTCTCCCTCAAATGTTTCTTCAACTATGTCAATTAACTTTTGATAATTGTCCATTAATTGTTGTTCTGTTAGAGTTTTCATAACCGTTTTAACTTCTCCCTTGGTAGTGTCATTCTATGTTCATAGCTACCTATTTTCTGAACGATAGCAAACTTGTTATCCTCCGTGATACTTTCTACTGTATATGCTGGGTCTCCTGGTTCCATTATGCCTGACATTCTTGGTCGTACAAAATCACCAACTCTTAGTTTCTTTTCTTGATTAATTGCCATAAGTTATCCTTTCCTGAATATTAATATGGGTTCAAATTTATAATAATTACCATCTGATTTAACAGAATTTTTTCCGTGTTTTGGATTTAATCCAATCATTCTCGTCATTAACATTTTATAAGTATCAATATATTTTCCACCTAATGATTCTATAATATCAATACTATCTTGTTCTAATGGAATGAATTTACCACTACCAACCTTTATATCGGCTATGTTCCAACAAATGTATCGGTTATCATTTAACAACTCATACGCCGTAGTCAAAGTAGGTTTAAGAAAGTTATCACGCCAGTCTTCATACGCCGAAAATTTCTTGAACGATTGTGATTCGTCTTGAGAATATTGTTCTCTATTAAAGTACGGTGGCGAAGTAAAGACGAAATCGACACTTCCCTTATATATTTTAAATAAAGATTCGTTATGAATCTCTTCACTTCCATGATCATATACGCTAAACGTGTTCTTTTCTCTGCCCCAAAATTGATTATCTTGGACACAATGAGTATTGTAGAATTCAGCTACATTCTCATATCTTCCAATATTATCAGGATTGGGGTCTGTACCGATATAATGTAATTTTCTATTAGTACACATTGCTCCTAATATTCTTCCACCCCAACCTGCTGATGGATCATATACTGTAATCTTCTTATCTTTTATATGTTCTGTAAAATGTTCATATAAGAATTTAGCAGTTAATGCTGGAAAGTTAACCGCCGGCTGTCCTAATCCTAATCTAAAGATTTGTAACGCCGTTGGAAAAATTCTTTGATTACGATTATATTGTCTACAATGATAATGATAATATCTTGTTGCACCACTTTTTAATTCTATGGTATCATCTAACTCAACACCATCTAATGTTCTAATATTATCCTCAGTTAATACTTTACGTTTTAATAACTCTTTAACTTCTGTGCCCGTAAAACTTAACCACTCACCATTTGATTCAACCGCCCATGAATTTTTCTGTTGTATAATAGTTAATCCAAAATCTTTATCTTTATTAATTTTTTTAATATACTTCTCTACATCATCAACATCTTTTCTTTTCAATGTCTTTCCAAAAGCATACATCGAATCTTTATATAACCCACGTCTCATTGATTTAGAAAACTTTTCTCGTAACTCATCCTCTCTAAACATATCATAGATAGAATGAGCATTATCACTTGAGACACCAGTTGATATTTTAGTTTTTAACATCGTGGGAAAGAATTGATTCACACCACTTGCAAGTTTATTAAAGTTTCTTATAACACCAGTTTTCACATCAAAGAAATCCTTAACATTCACTTCGTGAAGTTTACTCCATTTTTTAATTATATCTTCTTCGTTTTGACCAATAACAGGAGGTTGTGGTTTTTCTTTATCATCCCATTTAGTAATCACATAATCTCGTAGCTCATCTATCCAAACATCAACCTCGTTGGGCGATTTTTTCAATAGTTCACCATAAGTTATATTAACAGGATTATTCACATCTGTTATATTTGATTTTTCGTAAAACCTTTTATTCAATTTTAATTGTAACCTATCAATTTATTATACTATAATATAC